GTAGGATGCCTGAAAAATAGCAGGGGAAATAATGACCGGGAGCGAATTATTGATATGCTTAACGTAATGGTTGACGAATTGTCTTATAATATAGCTAAAAATGAGTTACTGCATAGACTTTCAATCATATCAAATTAATTTAAGTTATAGCCGCGCCGGATATATAATATAAATGAAGGAGGATTAGTTATGAAAGGCTTAATTGGAAAAGTGAAATTTGAGTATGGTAATAAGGATTTTTCGTTCGACGTTGACAAGGAAATATCGTATGGCCCCGATACTATTAATGAAGATATTGTTGACCAGGCTTCCAAGTTTGCATGGGCCGGAATCCTTCACGCCAAAGCCAGACGAATAGCTAGCGATGAAAAGATGAATCACGAAGTTTTATGCGCCAAGCTGTATTCTAAACATCGTTTACAATTGGAAAAGGATTCCGATAAAAAAACCACGGAAAAACAAATTGAATCAGAGGTAATACAGGATAAAAAATACGCTGATTCTTTTGCCATGCTTAGCGATGCCAAAGAAAATGAAATGGTATTGAAAGGACTGGTTGACGCACTGGCGCATCGCAAGGATATGATTCAATCGCTGGCTTCCAATATCAGGCAGGATAGAGAGCATGGATTTATTAATAAAAGTAAAGAGGTTGATAAAAAATATGGCGGTAAAAAGAATAAACGTTAAATAAAAATGAAAGGGATTATTGTTATGTAAGTTTTGTTTTAAGGTAAGTGATAATAATTAATTAATAATTTTTAATTGGAGTTTGATTTAATGGCTAAGAAACAAATTAGAAAAGGCAGTAAAAAACAGAGATGGTCATTGCCTAGCAGTGATGATATTTCCTATAAAAGAGAAAAGCAGGAAAGCAAAGGTGGAGGTAGCGGCGAATTTAGAACGTTAAAGAATAAAGAGAGGTTTAGAATTATGCCGCCGGTTGACGGTAATCCGTGGTATTTTACATTTTTCAGGCATTTTCAAGCCGGGATTGCGAATAACATATGTCCGGCTCTTACGTTTGATGATGATAGTTATAAAAGAATTTCTAGCGGCGATTGCGCTATATGTGATGAATCCAATAGTTTATTTGACGGAGATGATTCAGACCAAAAAAAAGGTAGAAGTATTTATGGTAAACAGAGGCATTTAATTAATGCTATTGTTACTACTGATGAAGAGCCCAAGGTTGAAGTTATAGAGATACCTAAAACCGTTCTTGAGAATATATACCGCATTTTGGATAATGAGGAGATTGGTACTCAGTTATTTGACCCTGAAGATGGTTTTGATATAAAGATGATTGTCGCTAAACAAGATGAGTATAACAAATATGAATTGGAGGTCGCTCGTAAATCAAGTCCGATAGAGATTGAAAATTGGGAAGATGAATCAGGAAATTTGGAGGATGCGCTTGCAGAATATATGCTTGAAGCCGATGAATTTAATGAGCAATATACAGGTGGAGGTAAAAAGAAGTCTGAACGTAAAAAGGAAAAAGAAAAAGATTTATATGGTGATGAATTTGAGGATGATGGAGTTAAAGACGATGAAGGTGGTGAATTTGAGGATGATGGAGTTAAAGACGATGAATTTGAGGATGATGGAGTTAAAGACGATGAATTTGAGGATGATGAACCATCTGTTAGAAAACGTAGAATAGGGGCCAAGGCCAAAACTGGAAAACGTAATTAATTAATTTATTAACGCTATTGGTAAGAGCGGTAATTGAATGTCCTTTGCTCGCAATTAATTACTGCCATGACTATCAGTAGCGTTAATTTTTATAAAAGGAATCGTTAATGGGGAAAAAAAGACGTGGAGCCGTTAATAAAGAGAAAATTGAAAAGGTGGATAATGCCGTTAAGTCAACTATAAAATCTATTCATAAAAAATTTGGTTCCGGTTCGGCCTGTAAAGCTCACAATGAAATAGGAGTTGTAAAGAACTGGATAAGTATTCATCCTTTAATTGACGGTATCACCGGCGGCGGGATACCATGCGGCAAATTCACGGCTATAGGCGGTCAATCGTGGGCAGGAAAAACCTTAATATTATCTCATGCAATATCTAACGCGATTAATTCTGGAGGATATGCGGTCATATTCAACACTGAAAATGCCATTAATGTTAAACAGATTATTACCAGCATGGGGATTGATGAATCAAAATTGATTATGGTGCCTAATCCTGATTCAGGCGATGAATCATCCGAGATTCCGTCTATAGAAAAATGTTATGAAATGATTAAACATATGTGCAAGGAACGAATAAAGAATAATGATACGGATATACCATTATTTATAGGCATAGATTCATTAAGCCAGACTTTGCTTGAAAATGAAGTTGAAGAGGCGGTCGGCGAGCAGACGTCCATGATGGGAATCCGGCAAAAAATAATAAAGCAGGGTGGAAAGCATATTAATCCGTTTTTGAGAAAAGCGAATGTGGCGGTTGTAATCACGGCGCAGATGATAAGTAACAGGGATAAATACGGCCCGAGAATGATTATGTCCGATGCTAACGCCATAGAATATGTTTGTGATTTAGTGATTCAATTAAAAAGAGGCATAACGAAAACAAGAATAGAAAAGGATAAGAAAATACCAATTAGAGTCACCGGCAATAGAATCATAGTAAAAAAAAGCAGAGTGTTAACCGCTCCTGTCGGCGGAGAGGTGGTGTTTGATGTATCATTTAAGGAAGGGATTATAGCTCCAGCTAAGAAAAAGAAAAAGGATGATTAATGCAATGTCTTTATTTACGCTGGTATTTTTGGAATTAATTATTATATTTTTCATAATTATTTTGTGTTTAAACATAGAAATGTGAGTGTAAAAATGAATAAATTAAAACAACAGGATAGAGTAATGGTTCATTTTGGTAAAAAGATGAATCTTGGTAATTATGAAAGTATGGATATTCAGGTTAGTCTGTCAACTTACGCGGAAAAAAATGAGACGCTAAAAGAGGCGTTTGACAGAGCGGCTGATTTTGTGACAAAGCAATGGAAATATATTGAGAATGATATGAAGATATTAAAGAAAAAAAGAAAAATAGAGAATTTTAAATAAATGTCTAAAATAACCAAGAAAAATAAAAAAAGTTCTCAAGCATGGAAAAAGGCTGAAAAAGATACCGCTAAAATATTAAAAGGTAGACGTAATCAAAGAGTAAAACTTGAGTTTACAAATTCAGTTCCTGATATAGACCATTTTTTACTTGTACCGGAAATAAAACATGGTTACAAATTTCCTAAATATCTTTATGAATGGTTTAAGGAAGTTGAAAAATATGATAACCCCGATGATAAGATACGTTGTGTTATTTGGGGAGGGAAAAATAAACGCACTAAAGATAAAATTGTAATGATTAAACTTGAGGAGTTTGCAAAGCTTTTGTATAAAATAAAAAATTATGACAAAAAAACATATAAGTATGAACTAAATAAACTAATAGAGGATGTTCTTTTAAGAATGAGTTCTACAGTTAATGAAATAGAAAAAGTAAAGAAAAAATTTGAAAAATCGGAGTGATAAATGAAGGAAAAAAAATTTAGATGTTTAGTTTTTTCCGATGCTCATTGTCATAATTATACAGAATATTCATTTTGGTTGCCTGATGGAATTACCAGTAGAATGAAACATATTTATGAGGCGATTGAAAAGGTATATACATATGCAATTAATAATAATATTAGGAATGTATTGTTTACAGGCGATATGTTTCACCAGAGAGGTAATATTTCCGTACCGGTATTTAACAAGATTTTCGGTCTTATATCAAAATATTCTGATTTAGGAATATTGACGGTAATGATAGCCGGTAATCATGATTACGCTACCAAAGCGGAAAATGAACATTCGCTAAATGCTTTTTCACAAATAGAAAATGTTATCGTACTTAAGAAATTGAAAGGGATTAAAATAAATGGGATGCGGATAATCGGCATCCCTGCTATGGAAAATAAGGAAATTCTTTTTAAGAAAATAACAAAATCTGTTTCCAATGTCCCGACAATATTAATGTTACATACTCAAGTTAGCGGTTCTGTCACCTCTACCGGTTATGCGTTTAAAGATGGATATGATATAGAAAAACATGGAAAAAAATTCGCGGCGGTGTTTATCGGCGATATACATAAATATCAGGTAATGAGCGATAACGTAATAATTCCCGGTTCGCTTATTCAGCATAATTTTAGTGATAGCAAAAGTAAAAAGTTTTTTCTTGATGTTAAATTCTCGAATGGAAAAATGATTGCATGTAAAAAAATAGATACTGATATGCCGATGTTTTATGAAATTGTTATTGACTCTCCGGAATATGAAAAATTACAGGAAAATAAAACAGATTACTACAGGTTTATTTCCAAAAAAGATATGTCTAAAAATCAGGTTGATAGGATACGCGGTCTCTGGCCTAATTCCAATATAGTGTACGATATAAAATATCAGGTAACTGGTAATATTCCATTTAGTTCCGGTAGTAAAAAAGATATTGTTAAAACATATTTGTATGATGTTTTAGATGTTGATATTGATAAAAAACGTTTAAATAAAATTGCCGGGAAATTTATATAATGATTACCAGATTGACAGTTAGGAATTTTTTAAGCTTTAAGGAACTGGATTTAGATTTTACAGGTTACAGCAATAAGCTCGTATTGATACAAGGCAATATCATAGACGAGAAACGGGCCACAAGCAACGGGGCCGGTAAAAGCGCAATTTCAGAGGCAATCGTATGGGGGCTGTTTGGTAATACTATCAGAGATTTAAAATCTGTTTCGGATGTAGTAAACAAGTATCAAAATAAAAATTGCCTTGTTTGTATTGAATTTTATGATAGCGGTCAAAAATATCTGATAGAACGTTATAGAGATGATGATGAACACAAGAACAATGTGTATTTTTATCAAGTGACAGATGATAATTTAAATGATTTAAGAGGTGCTTCCAATAAGGATACCGATAAAAAAATAGTGGATATATTCGGTCTGGATTTTTCATCGTTTGTCAATTCTCATATTTTTACCGGCTCTGTTAACAGATTTACAACTGCTACAGACCAAGAGAGAAAAAAAATATTACAATCAATTATTAACGTGGATTGGATTGATGAATCGTTGTTGAAGGTTAAAAAGGAATTAAGTTTTCAGTTTGAGCAGATGGATAGCTGGGATAAGGAAATATTCAGAAATGAAACTCTGGTAGAAAAGTTAAAATCGGAGCGGACGATTTTGAATGAAAAATATAATGAATTGCTGAATATTCATAAATTAAATGTAAAAGAAAAAAATAAAAAGCTTGATAAGATACGTCAAAATATAAACAGCGGCAAAAAAAGACTATATAAGCTGGAAGCCGCCAAGGAAAAATATGTTAAAAAAATAGGCAGACGGCGCAAAATTATCAGATTGATGGAAAAGGCCATTTATGACAAGGGAAGGATTAAAACCGTTCTGGCGTTAAAGGAATCTGAATATAACAGACTGGTAAAAAGTAATAGTAGCGTTAAAAAATTGGAAGGCGGCAAGTGTGATAAATGTATGCAGGACGTCAACGCTGATTATGTTAAAAAGTATTCAGGTTCGGTGATAGAGCGTTGCGATGTACTATCCGTTTCCATTAAGAAATATAAAGTTAGAGTTAATTCCTATCAGGATAAGATTGATGATTTTAAAGATGATATGGATAAGTATGACAAGCTTGAATCTAAAATGGAATATTTTAATCTGGAAATTATAAATCTTAAGGATGAAATTTCCAAGCTTAGGAATAAGCTGTTAGTTATAAAAAACGAAGTTAAGTTTTCCAGAAAAGAGTTAATAGATGTTAGAATTTCCTTAAAGAAAATAGATAAGGATATGGAAGGCTATAAATTAACGATAAAGTATTGCAATGAAAAAAAGAATAAGGTGAAAAAATACTGTTCTTATCTTGAAATATTGGAAAAGGTATTTGGAAAGGACGGATTGAGAGTCCATATATTTCAATCGCTGGTTCCGGTATTTAATAGCAAAACCAATTATTATTTATCCATGTTATCGGATGATATAACAGTTAAGTTTGATGTTAGAACGGAATTAAATAGCGGGAAAGTCGTGGAAAAATTCAATGTCCATGTAATGAAAACCAAAGGCTCTAACAGCTACGGCGGAATGTCAACAGGCCAGAAGCGCAAAGTTGACGTAGCTATAGTTCCTGCATTGCGGTTGCTTTACGCTAATAGCGGCAAGGATAAAGGACTTGTAGTGTACGATGAAATATTTGATTCGATAGATTCAATGGGAATCGAATCAATTATTGATATGCTCAAAAGTGAACAGGGAACCAGATTCGTTATTACTCATAAAGACGATTTAAGCAACTACTTTGACGATGTTATCACCGTTAATAATTTGGAAGGTATCAGTTATGTCTAACAAGCGGATTAGTTTTATTCTTTATGATTATGAATTGTTGGAAAATCACTTTTTTTATGCTCGAAATAAAATCGCATTGAAAAGGCTCGTGAATAACAGAGAGAAAAAATTTAATGAGATAATTAAAGTATGCGGCAAGGATGGTTTCAAACTGGCGGAATTAGATGAATTTCATAAATTGCCGGAATATGATGAAACTGAAAAAATGAAAAATTCAATACTTCATTTTAGAAAAGAATTTGCTACATTAATGGTTTTCGAGCGTGTTAATTAATAAGAATAGGAATTTATTAATGACCGAATGCATAGGAGGCAAAAGTTTATTCGAGGATATAAGAAGCCTGATAGGTTTTGATTACGCTGTAAAATTATTCAGGGAATTTTCAGGCGTTAAGGTCACCGTTTCATCTATTGATAAATGTATTTTTACCGGTAAGGAAATAGCGATTTACCGTGATTGGAAGGATGAATATGGCAAATTAGGAAGGCATCGTAATAGCATTTCCGAAGCTTCAGGAATAATTGGAATCAAATACAATGTCAATCCATGTATTGTCGATGGAATAGTGAATAATATCAGGCTGGCGATAATGAATGGAGCGGTAATGCCGGATAGGGATTTTCCTGTTGATAGCATATTTATCAAGCGCGGATTCCCGAAGGTTTTTATGTTTGAGAGAATATCCAAGATAATTGGAATTGATAATACTATTAAATTTTACAATAGATATTCCTGCAAGACTTTATATTTTATTTCATTGAAAAATTTATTTAAGGATGATTATCATGAAATGATATGCTCCGATTTTAAGCAGTTTAAAAAAACCACCGATATGTCATACAGTGCGATTTATAATGAGCTGGCTTTAAGATATAATGTTAGTTATACCACAATAAGAAGTCTGCTTAAGGATTATTAGAAAGTAATCATAATGAATAAGTAAAGTGAGTTATATTAAAAGTATTATAAAAAGCCATGAAAAATTACGTTGCATTAAAAGGTTTTTATATTAACATGATTTTTATGGAGGTTTAATATGAAAGCTAATGTAAAAAAGAAAAAACCAATGAAGCTTAAAAAAGTGGAGGAGTTAACCAAAGAAAAAATAATGGAGTTGTATAATGATGACAAGGGAAAATTAATGAGATTGACTTCGCCTGATACATTAGAACAATTCAATACTACAGGGCAGGCGTTTTTAGCCATAAAACAGATTGGAGATATAAAACGCCAGCTTGTGGCCGATGAAGCGTATGACAGAATATTCAGTTTAATGCGTTCTATTACTGATGAAAAAATAGCCGGGTTATCAGCTGAAAAATCAGCGGATGTAATAGTCAAAATAGTAGTCGCCGTCAATGAATTTATCAAAGGCGGAATGACCGTTTCCGATAATTTAAATGTCCCTACTGGTAAAAGCATATTAGGTAATATGACTGAATCTGAAATGAAAACCAAGCAGGCCGAATTGATGGGCCGAATATCGAAAATTATAGACATTACTCCTTACAGAAAAAACAACAATAACAATGGAAATAAAAAATAACATAAGGAATTTGGACAATGGAAATGGATATGATGATAATAGATAAAAATAATAAAACCTATATGGTATGTAATTATAACGATGCGTTAACCAGTATTTGTCCATTTAGAAATAAAGCTCCTAATGAAGGGATAAGCCATAGAATTTTTTGTGTAGCTGGAGGTTGTATGGCATGGGTTAAGTTTAAGGATGCAAAGTGGCTTAAAGGTTATTTCAGAAATGAAGATGAATCTGTCAAGGAATTTGGGGTGCCGATACAGATTGTGAAAAATGTAAATGATTTAGGATTTTGTTCAAGGCTTGTTTATTAAATAAAAGGAATAATAAAATGAATAATAATATGGAAATGCGGGAATTGATTCCTATTGATAATCCTGTCGTTAAAGATATAAAAAGACTGTTAAAAACCACTAATTATTACATTGCCATATTTGAAACCGAATTATCAGAAATAATAAATAAAATAAGTGAAGATAAAGCAATTAATGAGGATTGTATCGCATGGGTTGATATTGAAAGGCTAAAATCCGTAATAATGAATTTGAATAAATTTTCAGGCTACGTATCCGCTATTAATGAAGGTTATGATTTTGATTGCGATTCCCATTACAAAAAATAAATAGAAAATAATGCCTGTTATTAGCGAAGATAAAATAGACGAAAATTATCTTTTAACATTGGAAGATGACTTGACTCTGTTGGAGTCGCTTGAATACGAATTGGCGTTATTGAATGCGAGGCGTGACGTAAACGCTTTTATGGAATTCGTGATACGGGATAGAATAACCAAGGATTACATAAAACAATCAAAAGTCCATATAAACTTTCAAAACGCGATAGACAGGTATCGGCTGTTAATATTTGGAATGCCGCGTGAACATGGAAAATGTTTGGCGGAAGGGACATTAATCCAGTTGTCTAATGGATTAAAAATTCCAATAGAGCAGATAAATAAAAAAACATTACTGCCTAGCATGGATTCCAATTATAAAATCAAAAATGAATATGGATTGCCTGTAAATAAAAATGGAATTAAACCGGTTTACAGACTAACTACGTTAACAGGCAGGGAAATAGAAGCCACGGCTAATCATAAATTTTATGTTTATGATGAATGGAGAGAATTGAAGGATTTAAAGATAGGAAATAGAATAGCAGTTTCAAGAAAATATAATTTGAAAGGTAAGCAGTTAAAAGATTTAATTCCTACTAGCGATATTTTATGGGATGAAATAGTATCTATAGAATATGCCGGAAGGAAAATGACTTATGATTTGGAAGTTCCGGCTACTCATAATTTTATAGCTAATGATATTGTCACCCACAATACCACGAATATAATAGGCAGAACATTAAAGGAAATAGGCGATAATCCGAATATATGCATTAAAATCGTATCAGCCGACGACGCATTAGCCGGTAAACGTGTTACCACTATAAAAAACTACATAGAATTCGATAAACGGTTTCAAGCCGTCTATCCGATGATACAGCCATACAGAGGCAATTGGGGCAAGACCTCGTTTAACGTAGTACGTGATATTATAGAGCCTAATCCGACTTTGGAGGGGTGCTTGACCGGTGATACGTTAATTGATATGCCTTGCGATAGAAATAAATATCCGAATGGAATTCCAATTAAAAATCTTACAGGTAAAAAGAATTTTCTGGTTTATTCATATTCCAAAAAAGATAAAAGAATAGTATGTGATAAAGCTAAAAAGGTTTGGAAAACTGGTAAAGACATTGTTTATGAAATAAATTATGAATGGGTGACCGGTAAAGGTAAAAAACAGGGTTCTATCAAAGCTACAGCTAATCATTTATTTATGTTAAGGAATGGAGAGTATAAAAGACTTGATAATCTTGAGGCAGGCGATAAATTAATGCCTTTTGGGAAATATGCGAATCCACAAATTATTTCCATAAAAAAGATTGGAGTTAGAAATGTTTATGATATGGAAGTTGAAAATAATCATAACTTCGCCGCTAATGGAATAATTGTTCACAATTCAGGAGTTTTGACAACAGGCGCAGGCGACAGAGCGGACATTTTGATACTTGACGACCCTGTTAATCTTAAGAATGCGATAGCCCAGCCTGCGATGAGAGATATAGTGTACGAGGCTATATCCAATGTATGGCTTAACCTGTTGTCTCCTAATGGAAAAGTGATATGGATAGGAACGCCGTGGCATAAGGACGACGCTATGCATCGTATGATGGAAAACCCTGCATTCAAGGTTATCCAAATATATGTCGACGATAAATTTACTCCTGTATTTCCTGAAAAGTGGGGCAAAAAAGAATTAATGGCCAGACGTGAAATGATAAAGAGCAGGGCGTTTGCCAGAGGTTTTCAAGGTAAAGTATTGAGCGATGATGAACGTTTATTTGGAATGATGGATAAATATAAGGATAATACTTTGTCAATAGAAGATGTAAATGACATAGAAGGACTTAACATAGCAGGCGTCGATTTAGCAATATCCGAAAAGGATGGAAATGCGTACACCGTGATATTTGGAATGAAAATAGATGATGATGGTAATAAGGCTCCGGTAAATATACTCCGCAAAAGAATATCCAGCAAGGCGACAGTGGCATATCTGCTTGCATTATGGAAAAAGTATGATTATCAGATAATAGTAGTGGAAGCGAATGTATATCAAAAAGCCATAATAGAATGGATAGATTTTTTTCACGCTACTTTGAAAACGTATGTGGAATTTGATAAGAATATTAATAAATTTGTAATGAAGTCCAGCGGCATGGATAGTTTTTACAAAACGTTTTTAATGGATGATATTGATATGGTTGACTGGCAATGGATGAAACCTTACCTAATGCATGGAGCATTAGGAATGCCTTACATAAAACCATTTGTGACTGGCAGGAATAAGGCCGATGAAACAATAGGCTTGCCGGGATTTGCCAGCGATATAAGAAGCGGTAAGTGGATTATCCCATCAAACGGATGCGATATTGATTGTGATTGCAACGTATGTAAATGGGTTAAGGAACTGGAGGATTATCCAAATACCAGATATAAAGACGTATTAATGGCCAGCTGGTTTGCCAACAGCGCGCTGGACGAGATAGGTATGAGTATAAAAGAGGTTTGAGACGGCCTCAGACGGCTTACAAGACCTTCTTGAGGCTTTCCCCCGTGGGGTTTTTCTCAGACGGATTCAGACGGCTCACAGGGCTTTAGGCGGGATTTATATAAAGGCCAGAAATAACTTTAAGTTATAGTTGCGTTAAAGATATAATATAAATAGATGGTAAGTTTTGATATATTGTAATTTAATTGGGCATAGAGGGTTCCTTTAAACGGTGATTTTACCTTCCGCCCTTAATTTGCAGGCATAGAAGGTTCCTTTTATTTACTGCTAATTTTACCTTCCGCCTGCTACATTTTATGAAGGAGACTGGGGATGGGAACGAATAAATTGACTTCCATGAATGGCGCGACACTAAGATTGTTCAATGCGATTTATATATCTGCAAAAGTTAAGAGCAAAGTCAAGGCCCCTATTTGCAACGAACGGACTATTCGTCATGGATATGTTTTGGACTCTGCCATGCCGGAGTTGCCAGACGGTGTTCTTGACGAAATAGAGAACGTTATAGGAATATCGGGGGAAAAAGCAAACGCCGCATTTCATAAGGCGTGGATTACCATCGAAAATACACCGCAGGAAGTTCTTTGGACACAAGCAATAGTGCACTATTTTACAACTTACGGGTTTGAGAACTTAGGCATGTACGATGAGAGTACCGTTTATATCCCTCATGAACGGCTGGATATTCCTGAGGTTCGGGATAATATATCTTTTACGATTATAAAGGCTATTACATCAAAAGAATTATTACAGAAAATTGTCGCGCTGGCTAAAACTGGCGTGGCTCTCAGACAAGAAACTCTCGATGATATTATGACTATCGTTGCAAACCAGCATTACGAATACAGCGATTTTTCTGGAATATTGAATAGAGAACTATCCAGCCTTATCCGGGATTATTATGATGCCGTTCCTGATAAGCCTGTGGATTTTCTTCGTTATCTTATAACCAAATTGACCGACGAGTCGCTGTTAATCAAAAATAAACATCTTATTGACAAGATTAAGGAATCGAACGGGAAATTTCTTGACCAATTGATGAAGTCTGCACCGGATGATTTAGCATCTATTTTTCTCCGGTATAAGCCTTTGTTTCTTGCCATGAAATCAATATCCAAAAACAAGGGAGTATTCAATAGGCTTCGGCGGCAGGCCATAAGACAGCATAAGCCTTTGAAGGAAGATTATCTAAACAATGTCACTGCGCGGCTAAAAAATGGGACACTGGACTTTCAAACACTCACCGCAAAGCTGGAAAAGGCAGGCATATTTAGAAAAACACGGCTTGCGTATGCGTTAAAATATAGAATGGCGCAGACTCAATCCATTGTTTATAGGATTCGAAACGGCAAAGGATGGGCGGCGGATTTTAAAAATATTATTAGAAATAGCGATGCCCTTATCCATGCTTTACAACTTGTAATGGATTCTATTGCGGATGACCTTGACTTAAATGGAATGACAGTATATATCCCCCGGCATATGCATTATGCCCTTCCTGCAACGGAAAAACAATTTATTGGAAATATTCCGGTGGGGAGTTATATATTAATTCCTGATAATATGATAGCCGGTATTCATTGGTTTAATGTTGACAATTACCGCATTGATTTGGATTTAGCATCCTTGGATATGGATGGTTCCAAAGTCGGGTGGGACAGTCATTACAAAACCGGCGGCGTGTTATTTTCTGGAGATATGACAACGGCTCCAAAACCGAATGGGGCATCGGAGCTTCTCTATGTAAAAAAAGGCTTTTCTGGTTGTCATCTAGTGACTGTAAATTACTACAACTTTGATTCTAGTGTTCCAGTGCCAACTAAACTTTTAGTGGCCTGTGAAACAGCGCATAATTTCGGCGGGAATTATATGGTTGATACTAATAATATTCTAGCTCAGACATCATTTGATATTACCAATAAGCAGAACGTCTTGGGATTACTTGTCGGGGAGAATGGCGTAAATAAGTTTTATTTTAGTAATATAAATATAGGAGGCTCTATCACTTCGGGAAATAGCGATGTTACCAGACATGCAAGGGAATACCTCTTGACAAAAACTAAATCAATAGTTGATTTAGCACACATTCTAACTTTGGCAGGCGCAACAGTTGTAAACGACGCGCCGGATGGAATCGATTACATCGACCTATCCCCGGAAATGCTTGAAAAGGGGTCAATCATAAGTTTATTAACTAAAAATATTTAAGTTATAGTTACGTTAAGAGTATAATATAATTAGATATTATATGTATACAAAA